CTTTTACCCCCGTGTTTCCCCATCCGCGGTCCAGCCTCCAAAGCTAGAGAAAACCTGATGAAGAGCCAGCCCTCGATTCCGAAAGTCCAGGGTCCCCGTCGCGCCACAGTTTCGACGCAAACCTCCGCCCCGGTGGAGGTCACGCTCACTGTTAGCAAGACACCTTACCGTAGCGTAGCCCACGGTGAGTTACGTCCATACGCCAAAGTGGACAAGTCCTCCCCGAGTAAACCTCGGGGTGAGAAAGTGGTGGAGAAAGTGAATCCGCCCAGGTTGAAGAAACCGAAAGAGCCCGCCCGTAAGGTAGGGGCTCCAACCGACCGCGCGCGTGGAGCACCGGTCGGCCGCGAGAAGCCAACAGCCAAGGTTTGTACGGACGGTCATTCCGAGAAGCGCCTCAAGAAGAGGCGTGGGAAACGAGGTGGGCGAAAGCCAAGCAAGACAGCTGGTCCACCTGCGGCAGAGCCTTTCGAGGTGTATGCCAGCAACATGCGCAATGCATTGCCCAAAGCCATTCAAGGCAGCGTGTTAATTGCAGACCTGGTAGCTTTGCTATCCACGTCACGCGTTGTTGTCCAGGAGGGTGTTGTGGAAGCACCCGTGAGCGCCCCAGTCCGCTCGCAACCTCCTGCGTCTCCCGCTACCGAAGGCGAGTTCGGTGGCGAACGTGCTTACCCAGCACAAATCACATTCTCTTCCTCACCGCAATCAGTGGAAGAGATCCGCGCCTATCATGAGCTGATAGTGCTCATGCGGGAACCCGCCTTCATTTTGGAGGAATTCCCGCTTTCGTCCTTGGAAGGCCGCATTCCCACGCGCAAGCTGAAGGAACGCAAACGCTTTGAAGAGGTGTGTGCCTCCATTGCAGCCCTTAATAAGGCAGCGAAGGAGGACAGAGCGCTAAATGAGGCAATTGCCAAGGTACGATCGGTAGTGAAGATGGAACCACCAGGCCCCGAGCCGGTGCCAGCCACGCATCAACTGATCGATGTGCGGGACGGGAACGCGCCCGTCATGTCAACACGCGCCACGTGGGCAGGGACGTTTACCCTCAAAGAGGGGCTTTTTAAGCTCTTCCATCCCCACGTCAGCGAAAGAGCTGAGCGACGTGCTACCATCCTTGATAGCATTTCTGCTGCCATGGCACTGACCCTACCAGTTGACCGTCTACGCCCCATCCCGTCTTTGGCGGAGCATGTGGCAGAAACGACGGGCTACCACTGTGTATCGGGGCAGCCAGCGCTGGAGGTTACTCCGGTCGTCCCCGTCTTAATTGCCGGGGTGGTGCAGTGGCTCGTCTCTGAGCACGGCTTCGTAGAGAGAACGAAGGCCCATGAAGAACGTGCGATTCGCACTGTGCTCAAGGCCTTCCGGGAGGCGCAAATCCGCCCAGCGGACACAGCGCGCATGCTCCCCTGGATCATTCTCTCGTACTTCACCGACAAATCCATGACCAACGTCTCTAATTCGTATCTTTCCGATGCTGACTGGGGATTGTTCGCCCGTAACCTTGCAAAGGAAGCGGCGGTTGTGGCGGAAAAGAAGTGCTGAGGCCGCCCGGTCACGGTGCACGGAACACAGGCCGTGGTAGACCCCGCTCTTTTTGAGTGGGCCTGCCGCCAACCTGGAGTGACTTTGTGCGTGCGCCGTAACGGGCAGATTGCCAGACCCCGCCGTTTTGTTGTTGTTAACGGGGTCGGCCTAGAGCACAAACTAGGTGTCCAAAACAACTCAGCCGATGCGGTGTTGCGCGCGCTCATAGAGCGGTCTGTCTTGTGTGAGTATGAGACCGGCTTTAGCGTGCCAATTCGTCCTGTGGAAGGGTTTTATTACTCGTCCAACATGCAGAGCTTCGCGCATATTGTTATACGCTTCGTTGGGCCTTGCCGCCGCCGCTCTTTTGGAGCGGTGGTTGCGATGTACTCCGGAGCCAAGCAACGTGCGTATCAACGAGCTCGCGAGGAACTCGAATCTACGGGTTTCGTCGCTGAACATGCATTGCTCCGAGCATTCACCAAGTTCGAGAAGCAGGATATTACGAAAGCACCCCGCATCATCAACCCCCGCAGCGTTCCATACAACTTGATGCTTGCCACTTTCCTCAAGCGGGCGGAAAAACTCATTTACAAGGCGATTAATGAGGCATACGGTGCCCACACGGGTGCCACAGTCATCAAGGGCTTAGATGCGCGCGCGTCAGCGCGTGTGTTATTGTCGAAATGGCAGAGGTTCAAACACCCAGTTGGTGTTGGACTCGATGCGAAAAAGTTTGATTTACATGTGAGCGTCCAAGCGCTCCGGTATGAACACTCAGTGTATTTAGGACTGTTCCCTGGGCAGTCTGACAATAGTATACTACGCATGCTTCTGCTACTGCAGTTGCGCAATCAAGGGGTGGCCTACACTCCTGATGGGCGCGTCAAATTTGCCATGGATGGCACACGTTGCTCAGGCGACATTAATACATCCTGTGGCAACTGCATCCTCATGTGCTCCCTGGTCCATGCCCTAAGCGTGGCCTTGAACATCACTGTGGAACTTGCCAATAACGGCGACGACTGCATGGTGTTTATGGAGGAGGCTGACGAACCAAAATTTGTCGCCGCTGCCAGTGCATTCTTCCGACAGGGGGGGTTTGTCTTGACCGTCGAACCCACTGTGCGCATCTTTGAGCGCGTCGAATTCTGCCAAACCCACCCGGTGTGTACCGCCAAGGGGTGGATTATGGTTCGGAATCACGATGCCGTGCTCAAGAAAGACGCCATGTGCCTGCTCCCGGTAACCAACCAGAAAGCTTTACGCAAATGGATGGGTGCTGTTGGAGAGTGTGGACTTAGCCTTACCCAAGGTGTCCCCGTGCAAGAACACATGTACCGTGCCTTCATACGCTGTGGCCTCAAGCCAAGCGCAGCACTGGTGGAGAGGCTCAACGCCAACACGTCCTATAACGAACGCAAGTTTGTTTCCAAAGATGTGCCTATCACCGCCGGAGCGCGTTGCAGCTATGAACAAGCATTCGGGATCTCACCCAACTGGCAGGTCATCATCGAAAATTTCTTTGACACCATGACCTTGGACAACCTGCAGCACACGGCCATTGACCGTGAAGCGCTGTTGTTCTCACCAGGGATGAGCTTTAATGCCGAAACGACGAACATCAAAAGCCAATACGAAGGCGGGCAGAATGGCCCGTCAACCCCGTGCCCAGAAGGCGCGGGCAGCAACGCCCGGGATCATGGGCAATCTCATCCGTCAGCTGGGATCACTGGCCGGTGGAGCCCTCGGAACAGCCGTGGGCATGCCGACAGCGGGAGCGACGACCGGCCACAACCTCGGGGCATCCCTGAGCAAGTGGCTGGGCGCAGGGGACTACTCAGTCTCCTCAAACTCCCTGGTGCAAAAGGCATCGCAGAACATTCCCATGGTCCACAAGACCGGACAGAACATCACTATCCGGCACAGGGAACTGGTTTCGACGGTGGCAGGCCGAAGTGCTTTTACAGTGCTTGCGGCTTTGCCGTTGAACCCTGGCTTTAGTGCCACATTCCCATGGTTAAGCACCATCGCAGGTAGCTTCATGGAGTACGAGTTCAAGGGGTTGGTTTTCCATTACATACCGACCAGTGGCAACGCCATTAGCGGCACCAATGCCGCACTTGGATCCGTCATGCTCCAGACCACTTACCGCGCATCCGACGTCGCCCCGGTTTCCAAATCGGCGATGATGAACGAGTACTGGGCGGGAGAGGTAGTCCCTAGTGAGACCCTCGCCCATCCCATCGAATGCGACCCCAAAGAGAACCCCTTCAACGTCAAGTACGTCCGCAATGGCGCAGTCCCTCCTGGCGACAGCGTACTGCTCTACGACGTCGGTACCACATATGTGGCTGCCAGCGGCATGCAAGCGGATGTGCCCGCAGTTGGGGACCTCTGGGTCACATACGAGGTCGTCTTGTCGAAGCCTATTATTTCCAGCAACACCACCTTCGGGTCGTATTTCGCTGCAGAATTTGGCTCCAGCGGCCTCTCGAACTTGTTCGCGGGACAACTCGGCACAGCCGGGACACTCCCTGTGACAACTGGCGCTAACAACGTGCTCACCTTCGGTGTGGGCACGAGCGGCCTATTCGCGGTAACAGCCACCCTCTTCAACCTCCCGTCCGCTAATCTGATTACGAGCGGTGGGTTTGCGACGGTCTTGACCTCCGGGCCAACGAACGCAACCCTGGTGTCCCCTTACGGCACGATCCCGGCGGTGCAGAGCACTAGTTGCAATGCGCTGTCCGGTGTGAATTCGGTTTCGACCACGTTCTTCATCGCCAAGCCGGATGCCACCCTTACCTCCTCAATGCAAATCCCGCTACCTACCATTACTGGTACGTATACTACTTCGTCCATCACTGTTTCGCAGTGGCGCTAGTGTGTTGGCCACACCTCCTACCGTGCCTGGGCATGGACAAGTCCGGACGAGCAATCCACCCCCACCCGAAGTCCTGGTGGGCTAGCCTGAGGTCTAGCAAGCTCTAGGGGAGCACAAACAAGCCCAGATAGAAACTGGCGTAACAAACTACAAAACACACGGTTGATCACCGCTGATAAAAATTTTCCCTTCTCGATTTGATCACGATTAGGGGGGGCGCGGAACAACGTGTGGGGGGGTATACCCACATGCCGCGCAGCTAAACGTTCTTATGAAGCTT